ACAAACTATCTTGGATCTTGTTTCTTAAAGATTGCAACACACCTGTCATATAAACCAAACTTCGTTAATTATATGTTCCGTGATGATATGATATCTGATGGTATTGAGAATTGTGTCCAATACATCCATAATTTCGATCCTGCTAAGTCTCGCAACCCTTTTGCATACTTTACCCAGATCATACACTATGCCTTTCTAAGACGCATACAGAAGGAAAAGAAACAATTAGATATAAAGAATAAAATTATTGAGAAGACTGGATTTGATGAGGTCATGCACGTTGAGCCTGGTGCATTGACAGGAGCAATGTCCGAGTATAATACAATCAAAGATAATATTGCACAGAAAAAGAATAGATGAAAATTGCTATCATAACTGATACCCATTTCGGTGCACGAAAGGGATCAAAGAATTTGCACGATTACTTTGAGTTGTTCTATAAGAATGTATTCTTCCCTAAAATGGAAGAGCACGGAATAGATACTGTCATTCATATGGGTGATGTATTTGATAGTCGTAAGGCAATTGATCTACAAACACTTGAATGGTCAAACCGTGTGGTCTTTGAACCACTGAAGAAGTATAAAGTATATGCTGCAACAGGAAACCACGATGCATACTATAAGAATACAAACTTTGTAAACTCACCTGATTTACTACTTACATCTCATACAAACTGGGAAATATATTCAAGTGCAAAAGAAATACAAGTCGGTGGATTAGATATTCTACTATTACCTTGGATTACTACAGAGAACTATGATGAAACTCTATCAGTAATTAAATCATCTAAATCAAAAGTCGCAATGGGCCATCTTGAACTGAATGGATTCAGAGCAACTCGTGGTCATATGATGGAAACTGGTATGGATATAAGTGTCTTTGATAAGTTTGATAGTGTATTCTCAGGTCATTTCCACACACGTTCTAATGATGGAAAGATCTTTTATTTGGGTAATCCTTATGAGATGTTCTGGAATGATGTCAATGATAAACGGGGTTTTCACATCTTTGATACTGAAACTCTTGAGTTGCTTGAAATAAACAATCCTTATAAATTGTTTTATAACATATATTACGAAGATACTAATCATCGTATCTTTAACACTAGTCAGTATGAAAATAAGATTGTAAAGGTTATTGTTCGTAAGAAGACAGATCCTAAAGAGTTTGAAAAGTTTATTGATAAGTTATTCAATGCAGGTGTTCAAGATTTGAAGATTATTGAAAACTTTGCTATGGAAGAGAATGAGGAGTTTGAAGTTGAAGAGGATGAAAATACTATCTCAATACTAAATCGATACATTGATGAGGCAGAGATGGGGTTTGATAAGACTATAGTAAAGAATATCTTTCGTGATCTATACCGACAAGCCTGTGAGGTCGAGTAATGTATCTATTAACACTCAAACATCGAAAAGCAGATGGAGCATATGCCGTTGCTGATGAAGATGGTAGAAGAGTGTTGTTTTTATTTGAAGAAGAGGATGATGCGAAAAGATATGGGTTAATGCTTGAAGATAATGGTGATAAAGCAATGGAAGTTATAGAAGTTGATGATGAACTTGCAATAAACACATGTAGGATGTATAATTATAAGTATGCGGTCATCACTCCTGATGACTTTGTGATTCCACCTAGTAATGATAAGATTCAAGAAGATTAGATGGAAAAACTTTCTCTCGACAGGCGATCACTGGACAGAGGTTGATTTTCTACAACACAACACAAATTTAATAATCGGAACTAATGGGTCAGGTAAGTCTACAATGTTAGATGCCCTGACTTTTGTGCTGTTTAATAAACCATTTCGTAAGATCACTAAATCACAGTTGATCAATACAACTAATGAAAAGGGTACACTGGTTGAGATTGAATTTGATGTAAATGCGAAAGATTATTTGATTCGTAGAGGTATCAAACCAAATACCTTTGATATTGAAGTAAATGGTACACCACTTCACCGAGAAGCTGATGACCGATCAAATCAACGGATACTTGAAGAAACGATACTGAAAGTAAACTATAAGTCTTTTACACAGATAATCATACTGGGTAGTAGCACTTTTGTTCCATTCATGCAGTTGAATGCACCGAATCGAAGAGAAGTAATTGAAGATCTATTAGATATTCGCATCTTCTCCTTTATGAATAATTTACTGAAGGACAAGATAAGAGAGAAAAAGGAAAAAGTAAGATCTCTTAATCTAAAGAAAGAAAATCTTTCAGATAAAATTAAGATGCAGGAAAAGTTTATCAAGGAGATAGAGGATCGTAGTAAAGAGGACATCAAAGATAAACAGGAGAAGATCAAAGTCCTTGGTGTTGAAGTTAATACCCATATGGAGCATACTGATGTAATCCAGGCCACGATTGAAGATAAGATAGTCGATCAGGAAAAGGTTACAGGAGCAGATAAAAAGTTACGACAACTTAACAATCTCAAGGGTAAAATATCCAATAAGGTATCAACCATAACCAAAGAACACAAATTCTTTACGGATAATACTGTATGTCCGACCTGTGATCAGGATATAGAAGAATCGATTAGGTTAAATAGAATTGCTGATGCTCAAGATAAAGCAAAGGAGTTGCAATCTGGTTATAAAGAACTAGAGGAAGCAATTCAAAAAGAAGAGGACAGAGAGCGTCAGTTCACCACACTCACAAAGGAGATTTCTAAACTCAATAATGATATTTCTCAAAACAATACTAAAATCTCAGGTTGTCAACGACAGATCAGAGATTTGGAATCTGAAATTCAAAAATTTACCGAGCAACTTAAAAACAGAAATTCTGAACATGAGAAACTAACCGAGTTCAAAGAAAGTCTTCAAACAACTATTACCGAATCATCTGAGAAGAATCAAGACATTGTGCATCACGATTTTGCATATTCACTCTTGAAAGATGATGGTGTTAAGACGAAGATTATAAAAAAGTATCTACCATTTATCAATCAACAGGTAAACCGTTATCTACAGATGATGGACTTCTATATCAATTTTAAATTGAATGAGGAGTTCAGTGAAACTGTAGAGTCACCAATTCATGAAGACTTTTCATATGCCTCATTTAGTGAGGGTGAAAAGATGAGAATTGATTTGGCATTATTGTTTACTTGGAGAGAAGTGGCCAGAGTCAAGAACTCTGTCAATACTAATCTATTAATTATGGATGAAGTATTTGATAGTTCTCTTGATGGTTTTGGTGTGGATGAATTTATGAAAATTATTCGTTTTATAATTAAGGATGCAAACATCTATGTTATATCTCACAAATCAGACTTACACGACAAGTTTGAGAATGTCATCAAATTCGATAAAATCAGAGGTTTCAGTAAAATTGTATCATAAATATTTTTAATAGTACATATTAGAAAATGTTATCAACTCAGTATCGTCTTCGATTAGAAGGCATTTGTAAATCCATAGCAGCAGGAACGGAAGTGAGTATAGACGATATGATTTGGGCCCAAAAATTATCTAAGGCAAATACATCCGCAAGGGGTATGTTACAACAGGCAAGAAGACTATCAGCAAATCCGAACGATTCTTTTTTGAATAACTTGAATATTGGAGACCCCGATTCAAGTAATCACCGTAGGGGTTTCGGTTCACCAGATGAGATCGTAGACTGGTTTCATCAAGAACGTAGTGACGATTGGAGACAGAGAGACTAATGGACACTCAGGCTATGACGTATGGGAGTAAGGGAACTCCCGAAGATATACAGAGACAAAGGGATGCAATCCCACCAATGGAAGTCAATAAAATGAATCTGATATCGGATGCTCTAAAGAAGGAACTAAAAGAACTTATAAACGAAGTTTTAGATGAAAGAGATAATCGATTTTCTTTTTAGATAGACAGTTCACAAAGTGTCCACTCAACCGTCCTTCGTGACGGTTTTGTTATTATAATGAATATATCAACAGAGATCCCACATGACTATTCAATACGAAATCAAATCACAACTTGCTAAACTACTTGCTACAGAAGATCTAATTGTAGAGCACAAGAGAGTTGAGACTGCTTGTTTCAATGTTGCTACTCGTGTTCTTACATTACCTATTTGGGATACTACAGATAAAGTTCTTGACATGCTAGTGAGTCATGAAGTTGGCCATGCACTCTACACACCTAATAGAGATTGGTGGTTGGAGAAAGAATGGAAAATGAATCCATCATTTGTAAACATCGTAGAAGATGCTCGTATTGAAAAGATGATGAAGCGTCGTTATGAAGGTATCTCTAAGACATTTTTCAAAGGATATTCTGAGTTAGTAATACAGGATTTCTTTCAAGTAGATGGTAAAGATATTACTGAAATGAATCTTGCAGATCGTATTAATCTACACTACAAGATCGGTACACATCTTGATATTCCTTTTGCAGATGATGAGATTCTTTTTGTAAGAAGAATTGATACATGTGAGACATTTGATCAGGTTCTTCAGATCTCTCAGGATCTTTTTGATTACTGTCAAGATCAGTTTGATAAGCAGAAAGAAGCATTGGAGAATGAATCTTCTGACTTGGAACCAGTTGATGAAGCAAAGGATGGTGAAAAGATAGATGCTCAAGGTTTATCTGAATCTGATTCTGAAGATCAAGGCAGTAATGATCGTCCAGATTTAGGTGAGGACAATACAGAATATGAATCTGATGGTGATTCTTCTGAACTCAATCCTAATCCAAGTGATCTTCCTATTGGTGGTCAGGAAGCTGGTGCTGCTGATATGGGAGAACTCAAGATTGAAACTGCTGACGCATTAGCAGATGCACTCAAGAATCTTGCCCAGACAGAAGGTAGAGAGAATGTATATGTAGAGTTACCAAAGTTGAATCTAGATAATATTATCATTTCTAATGAAGAGATTCATGAAGATATTGAGAAGTTGCATGCTGAGATTCAAAAACCTATTTCTACTCCTGTTAAGGATTTTGATTTTACTTTTGCCCAACTACAAAATACATATGATTTTCTACAGGATATAGATAAGGACTTTGCTAAGTTCAAAAAGTCTGCACAAAAGGAGGTAAACTATCTTGTCAAAGAATTTGAAAGACGCAAATCTGCAGGAGCTTATGCTCGCACTACTACTAGTCGCACTGGTATCCTTGACACCAAAAATCTTCACACTTATAAGTTCAATGAAGACTTATTTAAAAAGATCTCTATCGTGCCCGATGGCAAAAACCACGGACTAGTATTTGTTCTTGATTGGTCAGGATCTATGAGTCATGTAATGCAGGATACAATCAAGCAATTGTACAATCTTGTTTGGTTCTGCAAGAAGGTTCAGATTCCTTTTGAAGTCTATGCTTTTACAAGTAGTTACAACAAGGGTGAGGAAAGAAGAGGGTTTTACAAAGAGAGATCTGGTCTCATTTCTATGGATGGAAACTTTTCGATGATGAATCTTCTTTCTAGTAAAGTTCGCTCAAAAGATTTTAATCAGCAACTGATTAATCTTTACAGAGTCGTATCTGCATTCAGAGGATACCACAATCACAAAGTTATTCCTATTGGTCTGAATCTATCTGGCACACCTTTGAATGAGGCCGTTATTACTCTTCATGATATCATTCCTCAGTTCCAAAAAGAGACTGGTGTTGAGAAAGTAAATTGTGTAATACTTACTGATGGTGAAGCACAATCAACTTCATATCATCGTGAGATTCAGAGAAGATGGGAAGACGAACCATATATTGGTAGAAACACTATTGGCAGTGGTGTATTTCTTCGTAATCGTAAGACAGGTAGATCTTCTTCTTTTGGTAATGAGTGGTATGGATACACTAAGGTATTTCTAAGAGACATATCACAAACTTTTCCTGATGTAAACTTTGTTGGTATTCGTTTGATGGATGCAAGAGAGGGTTCACGTTTCATCCTATGCAATCAGCAGGGTGATGGTTACACAGAGGGTAGTTTCTATAAAACTAAGTTAGCTGAGTGGAGGAAGAACAAGTCCTTAGTTCTTGATAACAAAGAGGCAGGATTTGATGTTTATCTTGGATTATCAACATCTGCGATGAACAATGATACTGAGTTTGAAGTAGCAGAGGATGCAACCAAAGCACAGATCAAATCTGCGTTCACTAAGACTCTTAAGAACAAGAAGATGAACAAGAAGATTCTTAGCAAATTTGTAGAGATGGTAGCATAAATAGGACAGTTAAAAAAGTGTCCACTGAGGGGTCACAAGACCCCTTTTTCAGTTATAATAAGTACATAACTGAAACCCCTTTATTATTATGACATTCGAGTTAAAGATGACTAAAGAGCAAGTCGTAGCAAAATTACGCGATCTATACGGTACAGAATTTACTACTCCTGATGTGAGAGCATT